CACCGTCTCAGTCAGCTTCTTGGGGTCCGTGGTTTCGTCGGCAACGGGGGCCTTAACAGCCGCGTCGTTGCCTCCGTTGGATTCCCGCAGTGACCTGGGGGTGTTCGTTTCATTACTGAACGTGTTCGAGGTTGTTCCGGGGTTCATGGCATTCTTGAGCGCGTTCTTGGTCGAAACGCCACCCGCCACGGTCCCAAGGGGATCCCCAACAGCGGCACTCCCCAGTGTCTTGACGCCCGTGAGCCCTACCTTCGCCCAGTCAGTAGCCTTCTGAAGCATGCTCTTGGACACCTGACTTTGTTCGAGACTATTCAGTGCCCCACCGGTGGTATTCACGTAGCCAGGAGAGTCATAGCCAGGGAGTTTGGACGTTGGAATGGTCGCGGGGGTTTGTTCCGCGCTACCGCTGCCGCCACGGTCACGCCCTTGCATCGCCTCAGCAGTCTTCCCGACCACGCCCTGCATGGACCTGGCGAGACTGTCCTTGATGCTCTTAGTAATGTCCTTGTCGAGATCATCGTCGTTACCGCTTCTGTCGCGCCCGCCGCCACCCATGCCCCCGCTGGCATTGCCCGCGTGAGAGTCGCCACGCTTGCCGCCCGCGTCGAAGTGGGGGAGCCCGGTCTTCGGGTCAACCTGCCCAGAGCCACCCTCAGCCTTGAGCTTCGCGGCCTCTTCCGGGGTGATGTGCGCCAGGACCGTATCAGCCCCAGCCGTCTGCTTGCCAGCCTTGCGGATCATCTCCGCAGCGGCCTGGATCAGAGCTTTCTTCTTGGAATCGGCCATTAGCTCACCCGTTGATAAGCGCACTTCGCGCCCTTGTGTTCGGTTTCGAGGGTCAACACGCGATCCCGCATGTCCTTCTGCTCTTCCAGGACATCCCGCAGGTCTGCCCGAATGCCGCTTACCATGGAGATCAGGACGGTCAGCAGGACCGACAGGAGTGAGCCGAGAATGATGAGGAGAACCTGCACCGTAGGCGTCATAGCTTCCCCCCCACATAGCCAACAGAAACGCCGATGGCAAAGCCCTGGAGCCTACCCATCCACTTGCTTGAACTCGTTGCGCGCTTCTGCGCGTCGAGCGCGATCTCTAGCGCCCGTTCCCGCTGCTTGCCGAGGCTGATAGCAACGTTTTTTGTTTCGTTCAGTGTTCTCAGATCCACCACTTCCCGTTCAAGGGAGCCGATCTTGAGATCCTGTTTGGCAATCAAATCATCCTGAGCCGCAATCAGATCATCTTTAGCGTCAGGTGCAACCACAGGCCCATCACCTGGTACCGCTGGCACAGACTGACCAGGCGCCTTGAGCCTGGCCCGTGCATCAGCAACATCAGCCCGAGCCTGCTTGAGAGATCCTTCGGCCTTTGTGCGGGCCTGTGCCTCTGCGTCTGCCCGATCCTGCGAAACCTTTGCATCTCCGAGCGCCTTGTCACGTTCCACCCCCAGGACTTGCGCCCTTGACTCCGCAGCCTCGGCTTTAGCCACGGAGCGACGCTGAATAGCCCACGAGGTTCCCAGGCAGATCAGCAGCAGGGCCACGACGGACCACAGGATGGACGTGAGGCGCGTCATTGCGGGGCCTCCGGCTTCCGGTAGGCAACGCCAGCCAGGGCCGTTAGCCCGCCGACAGCGCCCAGAAACGAGGACACGGCACCCATGCCCACATCACCAGCCACGATGATCCGGTAGCCGATGCAGCCACTGATCCCAAGCACAGCACTCGCCAGGGTCCAGGTAGCCCATACCGTCACCGCCCGCTTGGTCGATGCTCCCGACAATGGGCGGATCAGCCGGTTGAACAGGCTCGGGGGGCATTGCTCCATGCCTAGCCCCGCAGCCGTTCGCGGAGTTCGGAGAGTTCGCGCTTGGTCTTGGACAGCGCGGCCTCGTAATCCGCACGCGCTTCCGTGGCTTCGCGCTCAAGGCGCTGGGAGTTGTTCCGGTAGACGAGGAGCCCAGCGACAGAGCCGAGCAGCAGACCAACGATGAATGCGATCATGATTTCTCCTATGCGGGTTCGTAGACCATCCGTCCGCCCTCTCGATGAGCGCGGAGGCATTGCAGACGAGGCTTGACGCCATACGTGGGCACGCTGATGTGCAGCCACGTGGGCTCGATGATGAGTTGGTCGAAGGGAATGGATGACGCCTTGATCGCCTGGAACGCACGCTCTAGGCCAGCTTGCAGCGGGAACACGTCAGCAGCCTGCCCCTTCATATGCTGGCTCTTCGCCGCCCCGCCGATGGCATCATTTACCGCACGGGATCGAAACGCCGAATTGACGCGCATCGGGCCGATAATGTCCCGAGCGGGTTCGAGGACATCGGCCACGAGGCGGACCAGGTTGGCCCATTGCACATCATCCGGTTCGTTGGGAAGGCCGGTGTCCGTGCGCGTGAGTTCTGCGATGGAGAAATGGGCGTACGCGGGAAGGGCCGGGGTTATCCCGGCCATGTCCCGCCTATTACCGCTGGGGGTTGTGAGAGGCATTCGCCTATCTCCAGCCCCAATGTCATGCCTTTAGACGGAAATACGCTCTTCCTTATTTAAGCACATGACTTTTTGGTTATATGGATGTCACGAATAATTTGCCTGACTCTCCGGGTGGTGAGCCCAAACCGCTCCGCTACCTGTTTCTCCGTGAGCGTGGCCCGCAGCTCGTAGACCTTTGCATCCCTCTGGTCCATGTCGAAGTCACGCGCCGCACGATGGGCCAGTCCCGCAGCATCCGCCGCGCCCTGGGCCTTGAAGATGGGATAGAGCAGGGCCTCAATGGCGTCAGTCATACCACCTCCCCCGCCTGCCACGCCTCGCGCTCCCGTGTCCGCCGCTCCACATCCGCGTGGATAGCCTCTAGCATCTCAGCGGGCGCACCGAGCGCACGGTATGCCGCTTCCAGCACCTCATACGGCCCCTCGAATAATCCTTGAGGCCCACGGAACCCCCAGCGCAGAGACGCAGCCCGTGAGCCATGCCCGCCAGGGATCGCCATGTAGGCCCAGGCTATCGCGTCATCGAACCGGCCCAGTTCCAGGGAGAGAGCGCCCGCCAGAAATCGCAGTTCAGCCACGCCAGGATGAATGACGATACCCTTGCCGCACTCCTCAATTGCGTCTTCCTTGAACCCCGTGGCCGACAGGCAGACCGCAGCACGGTAGCAGGCCCAGGCACGGGTTTCCTCCGCACCCTCCATGGCCGCGCACTCACGATAGGCGTTGACCGCATGGGTTGGCTGGTTCAAGTTCTCATACGTGGCCCCGATGTAATAGGGCCAGCGTGGGTGAGTCGGATCGTCCAAGCGTTGGGCCATAAGGTTGACAAGATCCCGCTCCAGCCTCCTATCCAGCGCCTCCTTGCTCTTGGGCAGTTCACTGAACCGCACGCGGGGCATCATGACCGCCCCACCGACCGGCTTAAATTCCTCGTGAGCCTTGACCCCCCGGAACTCGCCCTTGATGGGAAGCCTGAAGAACCGCTCCTTACAGTATTTGCCTGTGTCCTCCATCACCAGGACCGTCTCAACTGTATCCGGCAGACCCTCCAGATAGGCCCGGATGTCGTAGCCATTGCAGATCATCCGTTCATCCGTGTCGAGCATGCAGCCCCAATCGCCCAGCTTCGACGCTTCAGCCAGCGCCAGGTTGCGCCAGTCGCCAAACGCCTTAGAGCCATCGTTCAACGCTACCGCCAGGTCAGGCCCGCAGATACTCTTGGCAATCTCCAGCGTCCGGTCCCTGATGCCGTTGTCGATGATGAGATTGATGTCCGCGAATGGCTGCACACTGAATAGCGCGTCCGCGATGATGGACTCGTTGCCGTTGCTCAGGGTCGTGGTTACGATCTTCATCCCTTCACCTCCGGCCCCACGGGGAGCGGCATCCAGTGGGAGATGATTGGGGGGTTGTAGACGCCAAGCGATGTTTCCCAATCACTTCCCGCCCAGCAGCCTATAGCCACACGGTCACTATTCAGCAGCATCGTGGGGCCACCGGTGAACACCAGCACATCAACGTCAATCTCCGGCATCCTCTCCGCGCAGGGGATCCAGCGATGTTTCTCGTACTCCTCCTGATATCGCATGAGCAGGCGGTCAAAGTCGTTATCTGGTGGGTCTATCCATTTAACTGAACCGTCGATCATGAACGCCTTCACCTGTCCAGGCTTGCCAATATCTTCGTTCATTACCATCCCTCCCCAGGATCGAACTGCTGAATGATTGACATGTGGGGCTTCCCGCGCTGGGAGTCGTAACCCAGGGAGATAGCCGCAGGTTGGTCGGGTATCGCGAACGTGAGCGCCAGGGCATCGGCGTAGTCAGGGGAGCGCCCTAGCCGCTTCTTGATTAGGTCTTTGGGCTCGATGTAGAACTTGCCGTTGGTGAATGAGTAGGTGGGCGTGGTCAGTTCAGCCACGAGCGCAGGGCATGGGGGCAGCGCACCGCCCTTCCGAACCCACTTCGCCATCTCCAGCCACATCTCTGCCCGCTTGTTGCCGTATTGGCTATTCGCAGCTGGCCCGTTGAACAGGACACCCATGGGAGAGCGCCCCGCCACCCGCAGCGAGTCCAGCACGCCATCTGCCCACCCGCCCGTGGAATCCAAGATCTCAATTTCAAAGGGCCAGTTCTGGTTAGCCACCAGGATCCGGGCCGCGATCTGGTTGGACAATGCATTGCGCATCTCAACAGGCGGGAACGCCGCGAGGCCCTGGCGGGGGAACATCACCGTGCGGTCATCCCCATACAGCGCGATATCCACCCCCAGCCGCCGCTGGGACCATTCGTAGTCCGGGGCCTTGAGGTGCTTGCCCATCGCCGCCTCAACCTCTTGGATGGACAGGAGGCTATTCATGGCCTGGGGCGGGAACTGGCCCAGGACGTAGGCCATGACCCAGGAATTATCCCGCCCGTGATCCGAGATCATCTTGGCCGCGAACTCAATAGGCACCCGTGGCGTCCGCTTGGGGTCGTCGGGGTCAGCCGTAATCGTGATGAGGTGCCAGTCCTCCCGCCTGCTATTCGAGGACTCGTAGAGCATGCCCGTCTGGGATGTGGGATTCCCGGCCTGGAGGATCTTCCCCCATTTACAGTTTGATAAACCCTGCTCCGCAGCGCGAAGCACACTTGGATTAATATCGCCCGATTCGTCTATCAGATAGAGAATGTATTCACTGTGCAGGCCGCTAAGTGTTCGCCCCTGCTCTTCTGGGTTGGCCGACTTGGCGAAGGATCGCGCCTCAAGGAACCAGTCAGCGGGCTTCTCTTTGCTGAAGCACCGCTCCTTGGTCCACTCGAAAGCCTCCTGTAAGAATGGTGAGCGGTACCGCCACTTCGCCATTTCGGGCCAGAGCCCGTTGCGAAGGTTAGCCTCCGTCACGCTCAGGGCCGCGCCCTTGGGATGCTCTCCCTTGTTGGCATAGCAGGCCAGGAAGTTCCAGCCGCACCAGGCCAGCACCGCAGACTTGCCAGGGCCAGCGCACGCCTTCATACCTATCCGCTGCTTGGATGGGTCAGCGAACGCCCGCAGCGCGTCGATCTGCCACAAGTCCGGCTCGACCCCGAACTGCTCACGCACGAACAGCACAGGGTCATCACGCCACGCCTTGATCTTGGCTTGGGCTGGGGTCATTTGCCCTCCCAACTGCCAGCAATCAGGCTTTCTAGCCCACCAGCCGCCGCCTGCTCCTTCGGCTTGTTCGCCGCGATGAGGTTGGAGGCAGGCACCAATGACTTGTTCGCAGTCTCAGCCAACGCCGCGATGGTTCGCAGGTCTTCCGTCTCCACGTCATCCGTGAGCTTTGCGGCCTTGCGTTGCGCTATTCCGGTCAGGTGGGCCGAGGTCTTGGCGCCGTTCGCGGCACTCACCGCATAGTCGTTCTGGATGCCCTTCATTTGGTCCACAAGGCTGATTACCGAACACTGTTCGGAAACAGGCAAAGCCGCTAGGGCTCTATCTGTGGATACGATCTGCTCGGCGAGAGTTTTGATTTGTTCGACCTTGTTCGAAAACCGTTCGGAAACAGTTGCCTTGCTTACCTTGTATTCCCGAGCCAGGGCGTTGGTCGGCTCACCGCTTGCCAGCCTGCGCCCTATCTCCCCCCATTGCTTGTCTGTCAGCTTGCTAGGTCGTCCCACGGTTGGCCCCCAGACAATTCCAAAGCCTCGTATTCTCGTTTGAGAGCCTGGTGATTTCATCCTTCAGACTGTGGATTTCGTGTGTATTAAAATCGAATTGGCTCTGCGCTAGAGCCTGCACGCACGAAAACAGTTCCTCCTTGGAACAATCCTCTATCGGCTTGCCCATCCACGTTGTAATCATGCCGCCCTCCCTCTCACCCATGCCTCATGTGCGTTCGTGTGCGCGACCATGCCGATGTGCAGCAGGAACGCGCTCGGCTCCAGCTCGATCTCGTAGTCCGGCCCGTGCTCCTGGCACAGCCGCTCCAGATATGCGACGGGCGCTCTTTCAGCTTCTCTTGCTTGAGGTTGAATTCCTCAGCCGGACTGGTCATGCGATCTCCTGGAGCACCGGCCCCTTGGGCTTGTCGGGGAACAGCTTTAGCATGGTTTCAAAGAACCATTGCGCTAGGTAACACACGGGCTCACTGTTTTTACTGTCGATGTTGATACCTAGGTACTCCGATAATTCGATGGCAGCGTGGAATGATTCGTGAGCCACGTAGGAATCCATCCCATCAAAGACGCACATGAGCCGCCAGGTCTTATCGGAATTGTCCTCAAAGGCCACATACACCCCGCCGTTCAGACCTATCTTTTTGTCTGATTCTTCCTCGGCTTCGTGCGCCTTGAAGAATGCCCGCGCCTCTTCGGGGTCGTTGGTGAAGTAGACGGTCACGCCGTAGATGGGCACCACGCGCTTCTTCATTTCTCACCCCCGTTCACGTTTCGTGAACATGGAACGGATGGATGTCGAGCGAACCCCACCGGCTGCTTGATGACCACCAACCGCCCGTCAGGCAGATAGATCACCAGCTTATCTTTGGCCTCAACCGATGGCAATCCTGTAGGAATTTCATAGTCCCATTCGCTCATGCAGCCTCCACCTTGGTCGGCGTTTCCACCTCGAAATACCGCCGCCGCTCGACTGAGAAATTGCGAACCAGGTCTTTGCCTGCAACCTCCCAGGAGACGATC